ACCGACTACGAGATAATCGAGACTGAGGCACTGGTGAATGGCGAGGCTGTCATCATGGTGCAATGTGGTGATCGCGGCGTGTACCAGCCTGTTGCTGATATTGAGGCAGGGATTGTGACGATGGACGACATGTATCGAGCGGTGACGGAATGAGGGATAAAGGAAATGCTGACTGCCATATCCCGAATGATAAGTACCGGGAGGGGTGGGATCGGATATTTGGCAAAGATGAAGTGTCGTATCAGTTCAGTTCTGCGATGGATAACCTGCTGGGGCGGAAGGAATGGCCGGGGACGGAGTATATAAAACGACCCGCAAATGTCGATATAAACGTAGTGAGCGAGTGAGACTAATCTAGCGTAATGATTGACGATCTAAAAACGACCGATTGTGGCAAAAATGGCAGAGTGATAGCACAAACAACGAATGTGCAATATTTGCCCCTTGCCTCAGAATCGGCTGGAAATCGGGATGGTTACAGATAAGAAGCCAGAACCTAAGAAGAAGGCTAACAAGACATCGTTCAAGCCGGGGAATTGTGCGAACCCTGGCGGGAGACCGAAGAAGACGAAAGAGGATTACGACCTGATTGCTGCATGTCGAGAGAAAGGACAAGCGGCACTTTCTGTCCTCCTAGATATCATGCAGAACGGCAAGATGGAGTCTAACCGGATTAAGGCAGCACAAGTAATAGTCGAACGTGGGTATGGCAAGCCAGAGCAACCGATAGTCGGTGCTGGTGGTAAGGATCTAATACAGTCGGTCACAGTCTCATTCATTAATCCTAACAAATAATGGTATCAGTCAACGCAGAGTTTCCCGAACGATTGGCCTTCCTCTTCCAGTCGCACCGATACAAAATATCGAAAGGTGGCCGTGGTAGCGGGAAGTCGTGGGGGTTTGCCCGTGCGTTGCTCATTCTCGGTCTGCAATCCCAGTTGCGTATCATCTGCGCCCGTGAAGTCCAGAAGTCAATCAAGGACTCAGTCCATCGGCTGCTGAAGGATCAGATTGTGATGATGGGCATGACGGCTAATTATGATGTGCTGGAAACAGTCATCCGGGGCACGAATGGGACAGAATTCACGTTTACGGGCCTTTCAGAGCACACTGTTGATTCGATTAAGAGTTATGAGGGTGCTGATATCTGTTGGGTGGAAGAGGGTCAGAACGTTAGTAAACGGTCCTGGGATATCCTGACACCGACGATACGTAAGACAGGCTCAGAGATTTGGGTATCAATGAACCCTGACCTTGAGACCGACGAGACGTATCAACGCTTCGTTAGCAATCCCCCCGAAGACTGCGTAACCATCACGATGAACTACATTGATAATCCGTGGTTCAACGATGTGTTAGAGAAGGAACGTATAGAGTGTCAGACTCGCCGCCCTGATGACTATCCGAATATATGGGAAGGGCAATGCAGACCTGCCGCCGAGGGTGCAATCTACTACAAAGAAATGGAGTCCGCTTCACTTCAGGGACGTATCTGCAATGTCCCCTATGACCCGATGCTCAAGGCTCATGTGGTGGTTGACATAGGGTGGAATGATTCAATGTCCATCAGTATCGTCCAGCGCAATACCTCCGAGATCCGGGTGATTGACTATATCGAGGACTCACACAAGACCCTTGACTACTACTCATCCGTGCTCAAGGAACGGCGCTACAATTGGGGCAAGCTGTGGTTGCCGCATGACGGGTACAGCGGAGATGTGAAGACCGGCAAGTCGTGTGCTGATATCATGATCAAATTGGGGTGGGATGTGCCGAGGCGTGACGAGATTGCCGAGATGGGAGTCGAGGACGGTATCAGGGTAACACGCATGACATTCCCCCGTATCTATTTCGACCGAGTGAAGACTGAGAGATTGATTGAGTGCGCCAAACGGTATCGCCGAACGGTATCAAGGGCAACGAATGAGCCAGGATCACCGATGCACGACGAGTACAGCCACGGGGCCGACAACCTCAGATATATATGCGTTAATGCTGACAGGATGACCAATGACGGGCAGAAGAGGCAACGCTCGTACAATCGTGGGTACACTCCCATCGACGCCGCAATAGGATACTGATGATAGAAGACGAAGAAGTACCTGACGATATCGATCAGGAGATGATGGACGCGAAGATAGAGGCGTTTGCAGAGGCTATCTTATCCAAGAGATCCGAGGCTATCGAGTTCAGGGCTGCGTGTGGGGTTGAAAAGCGGTGGAAGGTGTCCGAGCGACTAATCGACTACGCCAGCGACGAGACTGACCGTGCCAGTATGATGGACTACGCGAGCGGTGAAGCGATGGTTCGCAGTCGTGGGCCTCGTAGGTCGCGTGTGACAATGAACGTGGTGCGGGGCCGCTGTGAGACTGCGGAAGGGCGTTTCAGCGATACGATGCTGCCGGTGGACGATAAGAATTGGGCATTGAAAGTCACACCGAAGCCCCGAATGCGCGACATGCAGGAAGATGATAGACCCGCAATGCAGCAAGGCCAGCCGATTACCGACGCTCAGGGTAAACCTGCTACGATGCGGGACGTTGCCTCCGATATCCGCGCCAGGGCTGAAAAGGCGATGCGCGGAATGGAACTGGAGATCGAAGACCAATTGACAGAGTGCGATTTCAATGGTGAATGTCGGAAGATGATTGCCAGTGCTGCCAAGCTCGGGACTGGCATACTCAAGGGTCCGAGTGTGGTCAAGAGTGTCAAGCGCACATGGGAAGAAGAGACCGGCACTGATGAGGACGGGTTTGAAACAAAGGTCTATGTCATCAATCAGAGCGAGGACAATCAACCCGCGAGCAAGAACGTATCTGTCTGGAATGTCTACCCTTCACCGGACTGCGGAGAGGACGTAGCCAAGGCGAGTTACATTTGGGAGAAAGACACAATTAGACCTCGTGAGGTTCGGGATAAGATTGGACTGCCGGGATACAATGAATCCCGGTTGCGGAAGGTGTTAGATGAAGACCCGAAGCGTACTAGCCTAACAAAGGATAGCCGCAGCAACCAGTATCGGGTACAGTCTGATCAACTGACGAAGGGCAACCTGTACGAGATATGGGAGTATCACGGAGACGTAAGCCGTGAAGACATGGAATTGCTGGGCTGTGAGTGCCCTGACCAGAAGACCGTAAGTGCTTGTGTTGTCTTCATAAATGACCATCCTGTCAAGGCTGCGCTGAATACGTTGGACACTGGCGACCTGCCGTATGACTTCTTCCAATGGAGCAAGATTAGCGACGAACCGTGGGGCGTTGGAATTCCCTACATGATGATGTGGAGTCAACGAGTCATCGACGCTGCATGGCGGGCCATGATGGATAATGCTGGTGATTCCGCAGGGGTAAATATCGCGATCAACGGGCTTGAACCTGATGACGGGGTGTGGGAAATCACGGGCAAGAAGATATGGAGACCTGACGCGGAGAGTGAAATAGAAGATGTTAGGAAAGCCATTGCCCAGTTCCAGATTACCAATAACCAAGAGCCGCTACAGCGTATCATTGAGTTGACCCTCCGATTTATCGACCTTGAGACGAGTATTCCCACGATATTCAACGGTGAGGCCCAGGAAGTACCGGAGACACTTGGCGCCACTAATATCATGGTGGACTCGGCCAATACCTCTCTTCGCAACAGGATCAAACGCTACGACGATCAGGTAACGCGACGGCACCTGCGCCGGTACTACGACTGGAACATGCAGTACAACGAGAACAACGACATCAAAGGCGACTTCGACGTGGACCCTCGGGGCGTATCTGTTTTGTACGAGAAGGACCAGCAAGCACAGCTATTGCTCCAGGTGTTCCAGCTTAAAGCCGACCCTGACATTGCAAGGAAGACCGATTGGGACAAGGCAATCGAGCAATTCTATTCATCGCGCCGACTTAACATTCTCAAGGATGAACAAGCGATGGCGGCAGAGGAACAGGCCGCAGCGCAGCAGCAACAGGGGCCGGGGAATCCTGCCTTGGAAGTGGCGCAGGTCAGGGTGCATGGTGAGCTTGAGAAGGCAACTATGGTGCAGCAGTCAGACATGGCAGAGTTGCAGTTTAAGGCGAAAGAGGCCGAACTAGAGCGACAGCACCAGGCACGGATGAAGGAAATGGACTTGCAACAGAAGATGATGGAGTTTGCCGAAAAAAGAAATTTGAAAATCGACGAACTCAAGACTCAATTAGCCCTTGGATCTGCCGGAATGAATCTACAGCGTGAGTTAAGCGACAAGAAGATGACTACGCCAGAGGTCGCTACTCCTCCGACAGAGCCGAGCGGCAGGGCACCTCAAGGACAGGGGTATCAACGATGAAATGGTTTCCTTTTTTTAAGCCTGCTGCCTATCAAACAAATGAATCAGAGCCGTTAGTCTGCGCCGATGAGGACAACAGATTCAACGAGCAGAGCGGCACATGGAAATTTATCAAGGCATGGGCCGAGGTAGAACTTGAAGCAGCACGAAAACGCAATGATTCAATCCTCATGACTGCTGAGAAGACGGCGGCACTCAGAGGTGAAATCAAAGCGTGGAGAACACTGGCGAATTTGCCAGAATACATACAGAGCCGGGAAAACCGCCTCAAACGATCTAAGCCACCAGGAATGCTGGCAGGAGACGACGATTATGGAGATGAGTGAAGAAGAAAGAACAATGAGGGCAGAGGTTGCGCGGGAAGTATTTGATGGCGAGATGCCGGAAGAGGTTGAAGAGGTTGCGGAAGAAGTAGTAGCCGAGGATGAGCCGAAAGAGGAAGACCCGTGGGCTGGGGTAAATCCCACCCTGCGACAGACTCTTGAATCCATCCAGGCTCGGATTGGCGACCTCGATGTAATCAACGGCAGGTTGAAACAAGCCGAATCGCGAATCGGTGGGTTAAACAACCAGTTTCATGAAGTCAAACAGAAGGTGGTATCGCAACCGACCCCGGAGCAGGTGCAGAAAGCGGCTGAGAGCGATCAGGCATGGAAGGATTTGGAAGAGGATTTTCCAGAATATGCCAAGGCGCTGGCGAATGTCCGAAACGAACTCACCGAGAAGACCGCTGAGTTAGGTGGACGTATACCAGACCCTGAGAAGTTCAAGGCGCAGATGGATGAGGAAGTCGAGGCCAGGATTGAGACTATCAGGCGGCAAATGGAAACTAAACTGGTCAAGATGGCTCACAAAGACCTCGACCAGATCAAGGTATCACCAGATTTCAAGGCATTTGTTCAGGCATTACCGCCTGACAAACAATCGAAGCTAAACAGTTGGAACAGCGAGGACGCTATCGAAATCCTCGACCTCTACAAATCAGAGCGGGACAGCAAGAAGAATCCCGCAGCAATCGTCGCAGACAGAGCCAAGCGGCTGGAGTCGGCGGCGGCAGACAACAGAACGTCGCGGAAACCCGCAAAGACAAAATCAATGGATGACATGACGGAGGAAGAACTTCGTCGGTACATCTTTTCTCAAGAATTCAAGGAGTAATACATTATGGCACAGCAATTCTATTCGACCGTAGTAGGTCGTAATCTTATCAGGGCAGAAGCCCAGATGCTCAAATATGCCGAGCCGACTATGGTTCTTGGTTCTTTCGGTTCCCAGAAGGAGCAGCCGCTCAATAAGACGGATACTATCGTCTTCCGTAGGCTGAAACCATTCAATGCCGGTGCAAACGAGGTAGCACAGATTACGCCCGGTGACTTCCAGATTGCAGAGGGGACGACCCCGGACGCCAACACCATCAGCTACACCGATGTAAGCGTCACGCTGAAACAGTATGCAGTCCTGTTCAAACTGACCAGCAAGGCCGCGTTGATGTATGAGGACGATATCCCTGGCGATATGGTCAAACTCACGGGCCAGACTCTTGGCGAGGTTGCCGAACTGGTAGCGTATGGCGAATTCAAGGCTGGTACGAGTGTCACCTATGCCAATGGCACGACCCAGGCCGGTGTCAATACTGCCGTCTCTCTCGGTCGGCTGCGTAGCGTTGTCCGTGGGCTTGAGGCCAACATGGGCAAGAAGGTAACTAGCGCAATCAAGGCCGGTCCCGACTTCGGCACTGCCCCGGTTGAACCCTGCTATGTTGTCTTCATGCACTCCGACTGTAGCGCTGATGTTCGAGACCTCCCCGGATTCACTAAGCGGGTTGAGTATGGCAGCGCCATCAAGCCTGTCCATGAGCGTGAGATTGGCGCATGTGAAGAGTTCAGGTTCGTTACCTCTCCGCTGTTCCGTCCATTCCTGGCTGTCGGGTCCGGTACGCTGAACGGCATGGTATCCGCTGGGGGCGCAAATGTCGATGTGTACCCGATGATCATCATGGCCGAAGAGTGCTGGGGGCATGTAAGTCTGAAGGGGCATGGTAAGACTTCCATCTCCCCGACCTACCTTCCGCCTTCGCAGAAGAACCATGCTAACCCGTCCGGTACGTTCGGCTATGTCGGTGCTGATTTCTGGTATGCACCTGTCCGTTTGAACGAAAATTGGATGGAGCGTTTGGAAGTAGGCGTAACCGATCTGTAAAAACTAACGGGGTCTTCGGACCCCAAGGAGATTCAATATGTCCCAGAGTATCAAGAATCGCCTTTCGGCACTCGCCAACAAAAAGGATGCGGATGAGTTGCGAAAGCTGCTCGAAGCAAGCCTTGCGGATGCGACTGCTGTACGGGCAGAAGTTGTCAAACTCGTCACCGACGCTGCGGCTGTTACGGCTTCGATGCGAAATCACATCATGAGTGATCCCGGTCTTGCCATAGGTGGTGGAGCGAAGACGACCGCACAGGCGGCTAAAGCAATCGTTGCAATTGCTAACGGTACAGTCGTGTACAAGGCTGCTGCTACGGCAATGCCAAATCTCGGAGGTGCCGCTACTGCCGCTGACAAGAGCACAGCCTATGCGTTCTATATCGACTCAGCGGGCACTCTTTCCGTGAGTGACAGGCTTGCCGATGTAGCAAGTGCTGCCCTCGCGATTTCAGGGATTACGGCACTGGCTGTACCTGCAAACAAGGCGGTGATCGGTTATCTGATCGTCACGATGTCAGGTGGCGCAACCTTTACCCCGAACACTACGGCACTTGACGCAGCCAATACCGCAGTCCTGTACTTGTCGCTGATAGGACCCACGAAGGACACTGGAGCACAAACCGCAGCCGCACCTGCTGCATTAACCACTATTGCATAAGAGGAGCTTGGTATGAATTTGAACGACAATCCGCGTGGCGGAACAATGTGTATCACCAAGGCCGGTCTTGCTATCGGTGATGGTGCGAAGACTGGTCCCTGTATCGCCTCCCCTGTGGGCGCTGGCGTGGACTTTGCTATTGATGGAAGGCTGTACCATAAGGCCGATGCCGGGACGGTACTGCCGCTGACTGCTGCTACTGCTCAGGCCGTATCTACTTCCTGTCTGTATTTGATCCAGGTTGATTCGTCCCTGGCTGTAACGAGTGTCAAGGGCCGCGAGGTTCTTACCGCAGACATTACCGCTGGCAACGATGTCCTGGAATGGCCGGAGCCTGCTGTCGATAAGTGCCCGATTGGTGCTGTCCGCGTCGATACGGATTCGGCTCACACGTTCACGCCTGGCACCACTGCACTTGATGCTGCTGGTATCACCGAGACGTACTATGACCTGATGACAGTCCCGATCAATCCGCTGACTGCCTAACAAACAAACGCCCCTCTTCGGAGGGGCTAACTGAAGGAGTTCAACAATGGCAATCGCCGGGAATAGAAAACACGTAGACGCAGTAACAGAGAACATCTCTCAGGCAGACCCGTTGAGCCTGAGCGAGATAGGCAAGCAAGGCGGGATTGATCCTGTATCGGAAAATGACTTTGCCCCTGACCTTGAGAAGTTCATGCACGAAGTCTTGACGATCATCGCCCACGACGACAATCAGGAGGGCGCACTCGATGTCCTGAGTCCGCGAGTCAACGGGGTGGCGCAGCCGATTATCCGTGGGGTGCATCAGAAGGTGAAGCGCAAATATGTCGAGGTCTTGGCGCGGTCGAGATCCACGAAATACAACCAGAGGCAGACGGACGCTGGCGATCCTGCATCCCTGCTGATGGTGCCGAATAGCAAGATGAGTTGTCCATTCACCGTCATCCATGACCCGAACCCGAAAGGTAGGGCATGGCTTGAGGGAATACTCAGGGAGAAAATGTGAACAAACTGGCACTCACTCAGCGATTGAGCCGGGAAACCGGAGTTAATCAGGTCGGGCCTGTCACGACGCTTGGGCAGACTGGAGAGTACAAGCGGTTAGTCGATTGGATCGACACGGCATACGAGGACATCCAGACGGTTCATTCAACGTGGCAATTTCTCCGCTCGGAGTTCTCGTTTCCAATGGTGGTTGGAGCCGCTTCGTACACTCCGACCGCTGCTGGCCTGACTGATTTTGCTGAGTGGGTGTCAGATTCAGACGGGGATAGCGAGGATTTCAGGATCTACTTCCTTGCCGCCGACGAAGGGTACATGACCTATCTGCCGTGGGAAGAGTTCAGGCAGATATACATGATCGGCACGGCACGGACGCAGACTGGCAAGCCTTCAGTATACACGATCAAGCCTGATGATACGCTGTTGTTCCATCCCATTCCTGACAAAATATACACGGCTCTTGGCGAGTACTACCAACAACCTGATGAGATGACAGCCGATGCTGACGAGCCGATATTTCCAGAGAGATTTCACTTGGCCGTCATGTGGTTGGCGCTGAAGCATTACGGGGCATACTCGCAGGAAGCTGACAAGTACATGATTGGCCAGGTCGAGTACAGGAAGAAACTCAGGGGGTTAGAGAAGTCTCAACTTAATCAGATGACCTGGGGTGAGCCGCTTGCTTAAACAACTGCCACAGGTAGAGGTTAAGGCTAGTTATATCCCATTCAACGGCGGGCTGGACATTGTCACTCCGCAGTTCTCGGCAAATCCAAGTACCTGCCGGGATGCCATCAACATCATCCAAGATTTGAACGGTGGGTATTCGCCGGTCTTCGGGTACGAGCGATTCGACGGAAGGCCTAAACCTTCGGCGGCAGTCTATGCAATCCTCAACGTAACGATTACGGGGGCGCTGGCGGTTGGCGATGTGCTGACTGATAATGCCGGTACGAGTTTCGGCACGGTGATAGCGATTGCGACAACATACGTTGTCCTGACGAAGATCACCGGGACGTTCACGACCGGAAATGTCAAGGTCGGGGCGGCGATTGTCGGAACGTGTGTCGGTGGGCAGATCATCGACGGTGCTCCGACTACCAAACTTGCCGCTTATTACAAAAACCTTGCCGCTGACCTCTACAGAGCCGATATAGCCGCTGTTCCGGGGTCAGGCAATGTCCTGGGCGTCGTTACCTATAAAGACGTTGTATACGCCTTCAGGAACGCCGCAGACGGTCTTTCTTCGGTCATGTACAAAAGCACTGCGTCAGGATGGTCGGCTGTCGCATTAGGCCGGGAATTACCGTTTACCAGTGGTGGAGTTGATGACATTGCGGTGGGAGACACGATCACCGGGGCAGTATCAGGTGCAACGGCTGTCATCACAAAAGTAGTTCTCACAAGTGGTACGTGGGCAGCAGGTACAGCGGCGGGGAGACTTATCTTTGCCACGCAGACCGGAACTTTCCAGGCTGAAAACCTGAACATCGGGGTAAGCCTGGACGTTGCTACGATTGCCGGGAACAGTGTAGCGAATGCGTTCTCTGTGCCGAGCGGACGATTTGAGTTCATCGTAACGAATTTCACCGGCTCGACCGATACTTCACGACTCTACGGGGTAGACGGGAAGAACAGGGGATGGGAGTTTGACGGCACGGTCTTTGTCCCTATATCTACTGGGATGGCTGTTGATCGGCCAGAGCATATCTGCGAGCATAAATACCACCTCTTTTATTCATTCCTTGGATCTGTCCAACACTCATCACCTGGATATCCATACGATTGGAACGTTATCACCGGAGCGGGAGAAATAGCGTTAGGAGAGCAAGTAACAGGGTTTGATTCCATGCCAGGATCAGATGGAACTGGAGCCCTGGCGATATTCACCAGGAACTCCATCTCAATCCTGTACGGGGCTAGTTCTGCCGACTGGCAACTTGTTTCATACCGCAAAGGTGCAGGGGCCATAGCGCATACTATCCAGAGTATCGGATACACGTATATGCTCGATGATCGTGGCATTGCGACATTAACGACTTCGCAGAATTACGGCAACTTTGCAGACGCTACGGTGAGTCAGATGGTCCAGCCGTGGCTGAAGACAAGACGGGCGCTGGCTACCGCTTCATGTGTCATGCGGGATCTGAATCTCTATCTCCTGTTCTTCTCTGACAAATCCGGGTTGTCGGTAACGATTGATGACGGGAAAGCCGTTGCCATGTTGCCGCTAACGTTCGCAGATGTGGTCAGGTGCGTATGGTCAGCAGAGCTTTCGACCGGCGAAGAGGCGGTATTCTTTGGTGACAGTAACGGTTTCGTCTACGAGATGAACAAAGGAACGAGTTTCGACGGTGATAATATAGCGTGGGGATTCTCGCTTGCATATAACCACCTCAAATCGCCAACGCGAATGAAGCGTTATCGTAAGGCTGAGTTTGAAGTCAAGGGAGAGGGTTACTGTGAATTTCAGTTCACGTATTACCTTGACTACGATTCGACATATCAGGCACAGCCTGCGTATACAACAGAAATCACATCTCTGGCCCCTGCCATTTGGGATTCGTTTATCTGGGATGCCTTCTTTTGGGACGGAGTGCCATTGACTCCGTCCTCGTTTTTAATGGCCGGGAGCGGAAGAAACATATCTTTGAGCCTTTCAGGTTCGTCTGACTACTATAACCAAATACGGTTCTCAGGCGCACTCCTTCAATACTCACCTACAAGGGATAAACGATAATGCCTACAAATGAATTCTACGACAGTTCAGGGTATCCTTCTACTGGCGCACAAGGGTCATCTGCCTCGATGCGAGCAGAGTTTGACGCAATAGAGGCCGGGTTTGTTAAGTTGCCGACAATGGCAGGGAATGGTGGGGAACCTGTTTTCGTTAATGCGGGAGGGACGGCGCTAGAAACGAAATCCATTGCTGACACACAGACCGCGCTGGGACTGCCAGCAATGGCCGGGAACGGCGGTGAAACTGTTTTCGTTAATGCAGGCGGTACAGCACTAGAAACGAAATCTGCTGCCGATACGATTACTGCTATAGGGGCTGAATCTGCGTCGAATAAGGACGTATCTGGGGGGTATGCTGGGCTTACCTTGCTCAAAATCAACTTCAAAAATGTTCTTAATACCATCACATCGTTTTTCACTAACGCTAATACAGAAGCCAGGACATACACGTTCCCCGACAAAGACGGGACAGTTGCTATGACTTCTGATGTTAGTGCAGCATTTATAGGGGAATTTTCAGGCAATGGTTATCAGAAATTTACAAATGGCATTGTCATACAGTGGGGAGGTGACACGACATCTGCTGTTGCTAATACTACAAAAGTACATTCTTTCCCCCTTGAATTTACAAGTGTCTATAGGGTTTTAGCTTGCGCGATTCAAGCCCAGAGCGGAATTGATTTTCGTGAGTTTGAAGCAACTACAACAGGATTTTCAACGCAAAGTGTTTTATCCCCTGTTGGATTTAATTGGGTCGCTATTGGTTATATTACACCTGCATAATTTGTGATTACTGGAGAAATATGAAATATAGCAAAATTACAGGTTGTTTCTATCCGTCATGGGGAAAATATAACAACCTTCCGGCAGATACTATAGAGGTTACGGAAGATGAATTTTCAGCAGCAATGTCTAAGAACGAAGATGAATATTTAGACATTGTTAATGGGAGGGTTGTTGTATTATCTTCAGATAATGAAGCAAGATTATTAGTTGAGCAACGTGTTTTATATGAGGCTGATACTGAAACAAACAGAATAATTGAAAAAGGTTTCGTGTATAATGGAAATAATGTGAGACTAACGGTAGAAGACCAAAAGAATATATTAGTTCTTTGGCTTACCCGCGACATTCAATCATACCCTAGAACAATAAAGATATGGAATAATGGGTTGTCTCCAGTCCTTTACACTTTTGCAAATGCTACAGAGTTAAACAATTTTTTCCTCGCCGGGATTTCACATATCGACAATGCGATCATGACAGGGGTACAAATCAAGGCCGCTGCCGCGATCAAAACAACCGAAGAACTCAAGGCATGGAAAGACCCTAGAAAGGAGTAACTGATGGCAATCCCTACACCTACAACGCCGATCTATGACCCGAAGATTCCGGTGTATGCCCAGCCGGAGACGACTGCAACCACGACAGATTTAGCGAAACTCCCTGAAGATTCATCGTTTGTCGATGAGCAGAACACGGTGCAGGGGAGAATGACAGGGTTATTGGCAGATAACAGCGATTATATGAAACTGAATGTCGCTGGCGCAACGAAAGCGGCAAATGCTAAAGGGTTGCTCAATACGTCAATGGCTACGCAGTCGGGTCAGGCGGCGGCGATACAGTCAGCATTGCCGATTGCACAACAGGATGCTTCGCTTTTTGGTGATTTGGCAAAGACAAGCCAGAAGACAACTCAGGATTCGTTACTCAATAACCAGCTTGCCGGGATTGAATACCAGAAGTCGCTGAACAATGCGGCGATTACCGGGGCACTGACGCAACAGGAGCAGAAGGGGCAAGCGGAGATTCAGAAGTTAGCCGACAATGCCCAGATGCAGCGGCTTGAGATCGACAATCAGTGGAAAGAACTGATTAACATGGATCAGATGGACGCTGAAGAATCAAAGGCGTTGTTGAGCGTTTCAGCAAGCCTTGGAACTGAATTGACGGGCGGCATAGAACGTATCCTCCGTGACCCGAATATCAGCGACAAGACTTCAGCTATTGCCGCACTCCAGACAAGTTATAAGACGCAGCTTACTACTGCTGCGGCAATCGTCAACATTAAACTTGATTGGCAGTGATATGATAGAGAAACCTATCCATCGTTATTCCAACCTCGATACAGGGTCATTGTGCAAACTCTATCGGTCCGAGGATGTGTATATCCCATCAGCCGATGATTACACCGACCCTGCAACACTGATGCGATTTATCGACAACTGTCTTGCCAGCCCGTACATGTATATTCTTGGCAGAGACGCACGGCACGAAGCATTCGTATTCTCCCCGTCACACAATGCGACAACGTATATTGCCCATTTCGCGGTGCGGAAAGACAAGCGGGACGGAAGCGTTATAAAGAATTGTGCGAAGGCGGCGAAATGGGTTTTTGAGAATACCACTTGCGAGTCAATCATAGCGTACATTAACGAGGACAATAAACCTGCAAGAGCGGTGCTGGCAATGGGCGGATTGACACGAATTGGAAAGACAAAGGACAGTGTCCGGTTTGGTGGAAAACTCTGTAACGAGATCATCTACCAGATGACGCTTGAAGATTTTAACGCCATCTTTGGCGATGAGTTGGGGAGGGTTT